ACGAACGCCTTATCCCGTTTAATCTTAGGATCCGCGGCGATAAGACGCAACAACGTAGCAGTGGGGATCTTGGGGCTATTCCCCGTGGGTTTGGGCATCTTCTTCAACTTTTTCTTCGCTTCCTGAAGTTGTTTCACACCTGGCATTTATTATGGGCGGAGACCTTTTTTCGCGAGAGTCGCCTTGAGCTCAGCCATAAGTTTGGCGCGCTTATTGTTTAGCACAGGTTTCCTAGGTGGAGGGGGTGGAGGAGGTGGAGGGGGGGCGCGAGCGCCTTGCGACCTGGGTGTCGCCATAGGAGCAACTACGGTTTGACAGATACGAATAACTTTTTGGGCGTTCTTGACGCTGTTCTCAAAGTTCATAGTAATCTTGGAGCGGAGTTCTCTCGCGGTAAGTTTCACACGCTTTCCATCGACAGTCTTGGTGACACGGAGACCCAGCTTCTTAGCTTTATTTTTCAGGTCCTTGTACTGCATATATTAGTACACAAGAAAATCATAAAACGTCTTGATGTCTCCATCATTAATCAACTTGACAAATTCCTGATCACTTTTCGAGAAAAGAAGTGGATTCGGTGATGCCATCGTAAACGCGCGATCTATAGTTACCCCACTCTGGTCCAGGTAAATGAGTAAGTTTGTGATTTGTTCCTGAGGCAACACATCTAAAGAAATTCTAAACTTTCCCACAGAGAAGTCATAATCACTTTCACTTTTTTTAATGAGCAATTGTCTTTTTATAAACTTTTCTAAATCGGTTTGAGGATTGATACCTATCTTTATATCACACCTGAGATACTCCATCAAGTCTCGAACACCGTGTGCGACCAGTTTCACAAAACTGCGTTTCTCCGGTGTCATACTTACAATGTATAAAGATAAATTGTGAAATTAGGGTAAGATGAGTGAAGTCCATGAACTTAAAATACTTATTCATAAGGTTCTACTACCGAGGATTAGACAACTTGAGGAAGAGGTTTCATCATTGAGAAAACACACTTGGCCATATGTCCAAAGTAATCGTGAGAAACATCAACTTGACGACATCGAGGTGAAGAAGGATTTTTTCAAACATCTCGATGAAGATACGATTAAGGAACTTTTACTTGAAAAGGCGAAACTTACGAGGACACCGGGATTTCACAGGAGAGAATACGATCTTACAAATAATTTTTGTTGAGGTATTATAAATGATCCCAGGTCTTGGATTACCCAAGATTCCTTTCATTTCTGACCTCTTTAAAGGAGATGATAAACCCATGAAGACTGAGTGGCTCGTTGGATACATCGTGAGTATCCTATGTTCCATGTTGGTGGCATATGGTTTGATGAAATCGCCTATCAAAACACCGCCGCTCATGATGATGGCGTGCGTCTGCTCATCTTGTTGTAGTTCCTCGACTTCGCGTGTCGTGTCAGACATTAAAAAGCGCGTTTAAAAAAAGTCGTCTGTCCTGTACATATTCACCGCGAATGAACCAGTCTTACCAGTCACGGAGACTGTTTCATTTCCGTATAACTCTTGGCATCCAATATCTTCCATACAGTCGCGACCATTGTGACTCACTGGAATGGGGTACAGGTTTTCACCTCCAGTGGTTGTATAATAGTTGTAACGATCACGGCGACCACGAACTTCCTTACCATAGAGTGGCAGGGTTTCACCGGACCCAGTGAGTATACCCATCTGTTGCATACGACCAGGTTTATATTTCTTGATAGGTGGCCCTCTGAACTCGGGTTCGCGCCGAATCTCCTGAGAACGCACGGGTCTTGGGGGTACCATCATAGTAGGAACTTTCACTGGAACCTTGACAACTCGGGGATTTTGGATGAGATACACAATGACCACGACCAATGCGACAAGGATCGTCCATAACAGTTGAGTCTTTGTCTTGTTCTTCATTTACTATAGTTAAGGAAAATCTTTCACTTAGAGACATGAAGGTGTTGGCGATTGACATTGGTTATCACAACATGGGTCTTGTGTTGGCTGAGTCAAGCGCGGGTCCAAAGATTGAGGTGGAATACATAAAGAAGGTCAGTCTTGAAGACTACAAGTACATCTACTCAAATGACTTCGTAGACATCATTCCTTTATTTGTTGAAGATCATCGAGACGTATTCGACAAAGCCGAAAAGATTTTGATAGAGAGGCAACCACCCGGGGGTTTCACAAACATCGAGATACTTCTACATTACATGTTCAAAGATAAGGTTTCTTTAATTTCACCTGTGAGCATGCATACACATTTTGGTATAAGACATCTTGACTATAACCAAAGGAAGGAAAGAACTGTCTCTATCGCTGAAAAATATACCGATGGAGACATTCCATATGAGAGAAAACACGACATCGCTGATGCGTTATGTATGATCGTGTACCACAACTTTAGAAATTGTGTGCACCATTTCGATCGGTTCAGGTTCTCTCCTCTCGTAAAACCTTGAGTGCATTCGCGACAGTCTCAAACATTTCAAAAATGTCAACTGTATTTCTCCGTTGAACCGAATCTTCAAGTTTCTTGATGTTATACTCAAACGATTTCTTTTCCTTCGAAATTTCATCCACCTTTGCTTCCAAGGCTGCAACCTTGTCATCAATAAATCTAGTGGTTTTTTCGATGGTTGTATCCAGCTTCTCGATTTCTTGGAGATAAATGTTTTTATGTCTCTCGAGAATTTCCCTTTTCACCTCAGATTCACTGCGTTCGATTTGGTTATCGAGGCGTTCAATCTTCTCCTCGAATGATTCAATGTTGGCTACATAATCAGACTGGTAGACCTCCTTAGCATTTTTTAAGCGGGCAATCTCGTTACGAAACTTAGTATCCATGACTATTTTACTTTAGCTTCATAACTTTAAGCATTTGCTGCACATCATCTGAAAATCCTTTAAAATGCCCCAAACGGTACTGGACGAATGCCCAAAGTGCGAAAAAGAGTGTCTTAGTCAACTTGTTCACTTCATTATCTTCCATCTTGTAAATTGGTCCGACTAAGCGACCCATGAATGTTTCATCTTTGTGTTTACCGGTCATGAACATCTCAGCTTGTGTGAGTGCGCATGTATCATCGTTTACTGACCAGTGATAAAATAAGAATGGAATCAGCATTGAATAAAACTCGAGATTTTTCTGATTGTTTGTGAATGGAACAATCAAGATTGCGATAAGAAAGACGACGTGCATAAGGAATATTATGTTCATCTATTATAAGATGTCAGAAGAAATTAATATGAAAGAAATGTGGAATGAACACCACGAGAATATACTACGTCAATGGGGTGAAGCCTCTGCATGTTACAGGTATATGCATCACAGATCCTTCCTCATGTACAAGAAGTTGAGTCTGCGTTTTAATTTACCCGTCATCGTTCTATCGACCATCACTGGTACTGCGAACTTTGCCCAAACAACCTTACCTGTAAGTATTCAACCTGCGGCGCCATCAATTATTGGTGGCCTGAACCTAGTGGCGGGTCTCATCGCGACGATCATGCAGTTCCTCAAGGTGAATGAATTGATGGAAAATCATAGGACATCCGCGTTAGGTCATGGAAGCCTTTCTAGGAATATCAGACTTCAATTGGCTCTGCCACGTGAAGAACGTAAAAAGGAAGGTTTGAAATTCGTTGAAGAGTGTAAAGCGACATATGACAGTCTTTTAGAGCAGTGTCCTGCCATCCCAAAAAAGATTCTACTGAATTTCGAAAAAGAGTACCCGATTGATGGTGTCTTCACGAAACCAGAGATACTGTCTGTGCGTGCCATACCTGGTCTCAAGCTACCTAAAACAGTGGAACCTATCCGAGCCATCACAAAAGACACAGTGTTCCAAAGGGTTGGTGAATATCTGTCTCCTAAAGAAGAGGAGTATGAGGAAGAAGAGGAGGAAGAGGGAGATATGGAAGAAGAGACAGACGTCGAGCAAGGTACACCAAAAGAATAAACATAATCACATTGGTAACAATACCACAGACAACGTATGGTAAAATTTTTCTTTTTAAAGGTTCTACGACACGTTTATGAAGTGCGTCATTTTCAAGCACCAAATCTATGGCCTGATTAGTAAGTTCATCGATGGATTCTTTCATTAAAATAGTTGATCAAAAAAAAGATCCCATAGTTACCACAATACACACGAAACACATCGATCTGATTCGCAAGTATATTCGTGAGGGTAAAAATGTTTTCATCTGTGGTCCATCGGGTGTTGGAAAGTCATACATTCTTAAAGAGGTACTCCACGGTCTCAGCCATGTCGAACTTCAGCCTGAACATCTCAAGAGTAAATCACTCTTTCTTCCATTCATAAGACCATCGACAAAACATGTGTATATAGAAGACTATGACCCCATATTCAAACCCATAATAGAAAAGGTCGCAGATGGTGATCGTCTTTCTCGTGGATCTCTTCTGGTGACTACGACGAGTATGTGTATGTATCCAAATTTCGAAACAATCTTAATACCGAAACACAAACCGGAAGTTTTGAGAACTTTGACAGACAGGGTTGGTATTGAAGTAGAGAATGCTGCGATACGAGCACAAGGAAACATACGAAACTTTTTTACATACTTGGAAGGATATGATGAGATGGATGATTTTGGGAGTCCAAAAGATTTTATCACCGAAGTTCTATCAGAACCTGGTTCGATAGAAATTTATGATCGTATTTCTGAACATGGACATATTTGGGATATTTTTCAGGAAAATTATCTAAACTCCGAAGGTGTTGACATTATAAGAGCTTCACGAGCCTTTTCCGAGGCTGACATGTATGATACACACATGTATTCTAATGGTGAATGGAACTTGATGCCGTATTTTGTATTACACGCTTTAACGATACCCAAAACCGCCTTGGGTCAACCGATCATAAAAGATAAGATCCGACCAGGGAGTTGTTGGACAAAATTCGGAAACTATAAAATGCGTAAACATAAATTTGATGAAATCCGGAGAAAGTCGAGGATGGGGTTGGGTATAGAGGAATTGTGTCTATTAAAGAAATACGCAGAAATTGGAGACTTGGAACCACTCGTCAACTATCAAATTACACCCCAAGATTTTGATGTCATCAATCATCTCGCCGTTGGAAATGGCTTAAAATCGAGGGACGTGACAAGAGTAAAGAAAGCATTGAAGAATGTCTACGAAAGATGAAGAGCCCGAATCCGAAGAGTGTGTTAAGGTTATCGGAAACGAGATTCTTTTCTATGCCGATGTCGATCGCGAAAACGCTCTTGACTTCGTTGAAAAATTTAAGAAGTTGGAGATTGAACTTCTTAAAAAGAAAGCTGAACTCTTTGGGTACGAACCCCTGATTAGGGTTCACATCATGAGT